GAAGCTGATTCATTCGGTGCTGATTATATTTACATTTATGATAGTGAAAACATGGAGTGGGTTGATGTTAAAATGTATGGTATTAATCAAGCAGCAGAAACACTTATGCAAGCGTTGATGCCTATGGGTTATGAATTGTTTGGCCCAAATATTAAAGACCTACCAGCTGCACCAGATCAATACATTAAGGAGTGGAAAAAATTCATGAACGGCGATAAAATGGATATGTAATGGCTGAAGGTCAATTGTGCTATTGTGATAGCTGTGATTGCGAAACAAGAGACGAATGTAGACAAACTTGTGGAGTAAATAATCAATGTGATTGTTGTGAAGACCAGTATTGGTTATTATAAGAAGATTTAAACTAAATTTGGAGCCCCGAAAGGGGCTTCGTACATTTACAGGGTAAATGAGGCACGAAGCCGAGTTGTTATTAAAAAATAAAGGTTATGCAAAGAATTAGTTTTACACAATTAGAAAAGATTAAAGAATTTTTTGGATCTGATCATTTCGAAGTAGGCCATGGAGGTGAAGTTAAAGATGGTAGAGGTGATTATAAGTTCGCTGAAACCTATCTAACACTTAGATTCGGATATTGGGAAAAAATTGACATTGAAGGGCTTGAAAAAGCATTGGATGGAAGATTCAAAGTTGGATTAGATTTTAAAGATTTTGATAGTGATTGTGGTTGGAAATATTCATATAAATTAAGTTAAATGGCTAGAGAAAAAGCATACCCAAATTCTCCTGTAGTAATGGTGTTTAAAACATCCAATCGTTCAAATGCTAAAGTTAAAATGAAAGTTTGGAAGAATAAAGATATAGATCAAATTCAAGAAGAAAAGTTAGTTGGTATTCCCCAAAATGCTGAGATTTTAGAATTAGCAGTAGGTACAAGATTTATTGAAAAGTATAAAGTTAAGTATAAATTATAAAAGGAGGTTTTACCCTCCTTCTATTTATGGGTTTCCCCAAATTTCTCTATTAACTTTAGTTTTTAATTTTAAATCATTATATTGATCTAAAGTTAAAAAAGTACGAGTAACGATGACAACTTCTTGGTTATCATAAATAATAGCATCTCTATCAATGTCTATTTTTTCAACAGTTACTGCTTTTGGGGTTGAGCATGAAATCAAACCAACCAACCCCAAAACTAAAATAAGTATTTTTCTCATTGTATATTGATTTTAGGGGTTATTACAATTATAAATATTACAGTCATATTAGAGTAATATTTTTAGTAAAAAACGTCATATTAAAATTTGGATATTCGAAATATTATTTGTACATTTACATATAAAGAAATAAAAATAAAAGTTATGGATATAGAAGTTTTAGCTGATAGATACGAGGAATTAGAAAATTTAAAAAATCAAATAAACCAGGAAGAAATGGAAGAAGAAAATTTAATTAATGAATTAGTTTTTTTAACCCAAAAACGTGATGAATTATGGGAATATCATCCTAACAACCCCGAAGGAAAAAACTTAATTAAAGTTGTAAAAGAATTAAGTGAACGAATTGATCAAATAAATGACCAACTAATTAAAAACCATACAGTTTTATAATAGGTAGGTTGTAGGATCATATACAAAATGCCGAGGTGGTGGAATTGGTAGACACGAGGGACTTAAAATCCCTTGACTATTACAGTCGTGCGGGTTCAAGTCCCGCTCTCGGTACTAATGTTTTAAAATAAAAAGAGGGAGAATATATTTTTTAAATTTTTATACAAAAATATACCCATTAAATGGAGAGTAAAGCTGAAAGGGTTAAAGCCCCTAACGTTTAGTCTCCCTCTTTTTTCCTGTATAATTTATGTTTGGTTTATTTTCCTCTATTACTTATATTTATAAGTATGGATTTAAATAAATTTTTTAATCAATTCACCAATGATCCTTCTTCATCAACCCAAGATGAAGTAATTGCTTCTTATACTGATTTTTATAATAATCCTATTTTTAAATTAGGAATGTTTAAAAAATTAGTGTTTAATCATGTAAATTTTAATAAAAAACTGCTATTTTCTTTATTAGATGCCGCTTCCAGTGATGGTGATAAAGAATCAAAGAAAATAAAAGAATTTAGCGAATTAATGATATATAATAGGGCATATAACCAATTAGAAGATATTAACTTTGAAAATGATAAAAATTACATAAAACAAGCCTCAGATGAAGAACTTTTAACTGCTTGCAAGCTGGCTATTAAGTTTTTTGAGGAAAGAGAGGAATATGAAAAATGTGCTAAAATTAAGGTTTTAGAAGATTTAGTATCTTTTTTTATAAAATAGCTTGGCCTATTAAATCCCCTTTAATATCTTATTATTACAGGGAAAATAAGAAAATTAGGAATAAATAAGGGTAATAAAGGGGAATAGGATATAATGGATACTCCCCATATGTAAAAATTAATTAATATTATTATGAGACAAAGAGATATTATTATTAGTAGAATCGAGATATTGGAATCTAGATTCAAGAATTTAGAATTTATGGTAACACGAGGTAGTTCTGTAGATGAATTTATTAAAACACTAAACCAATCAACTGAAATCCTAAAAGATATTAAGGATATGGTTGAAAGAGAAGAGCTTTCACCTTCTGAGATTAATCGTAGATAATTTTAATTAAAATAGTTATGAGCCTAACAGCAGAACAAATCCAATCAAATTGGGAAGAATTTATCTCCAACATTGAAACCTATATTACTGGGGATCGTAAACAAAAACTTCTTGATTTTTATAACAAATATCAAGAACGTATTATGTTAATGCCTGCTTCCCATAAAAAAGAGTACCACAATGCCTTTCCTGGAGGTTATATTGAGCATGTAAATCGCGTAGTACGTTGTGCTTTAAAACAATCTAATCTTTGGTATGAGGAAGGAGCAGATATGACTACTTTCACAACCGAAGAACTCGTATTCTCTGCTATTAACCATGATTTAGGTAAAATGGGTGACGAAGAAAACGAATCATATATCCCCCAGACTGATAAATGGAGAAAGGAAAAGTTAGGAGAGGATTATACCCATAACACCCAGATTCCATTCGCTTCAGTTCCAGATAGAGGACTTTATTTACTCCAATCTCATGGTATTCCTTATACATTTAATGAAATGTTAGCAATTCAGACTCATGATGGTTTATATGATGATGCTAATAAAAAATACCTTATGGGGTATATGCCAGAACAAAAACCAAGAACCTCACTACCATTTATTCTCCATCAGGCAGATTTAATGGCAGCTCGTATTGAATTTGAGCGTGAATGGTTGCCTAAGTTAAAAAAAGAAAAAAATAATTTGGAGAATACAAAAAGTAATTTTACATTAGGGGGTAATAAAGGGGGAAATAAAACTACTCCAACTAAATCTAAAGCTTTAAGCTCAATTAAAAGTGAAGGATTAAAAAATATGTTAGATAATTTATGATACTAGAAATAATTATTACAATTTTATCGATTTTGGTCGTAATCTTAGGATATACGACCTTCAATCTACTACGCAAGAATGAGAAACAAGAAGATATTTTAGTTTCTTATATGGGGTATCTTTCTAAAATAGATATTGCAATCCAAGAATCAGACAAAAAAATCAAAGAAATAGATAAAAGAGGTTCATTTAAATCTGATGATGAAATTGGGTGGTTTTTTACTGAAATTAAAAAAATTCAAATGATTTTGAATGAATTTACTATAGAAGAACTTTGATACATACTGTGACTAAAAAAAGAAGAAAAAAATCAAAAAATTATGTCACTTCAGAAACAGAAGAGGCTATTATTCTATATAATAATACAAAGGATACTGCAATTAAAAGTCAGATATATGAACAATTTATTCATTACCCTTTCTTTAAACTTACAGAAAATATAATCCATACCTTTAAATTTTATTATACTGAAGTAGATGAAATAGAACACTTACAACATGAAGTAATTACTTTTCTTCTTAGTAAAATCCATTTATTTGACCCATCTAAAGGAGCTAAAGCATACTCATATTTTGGTACTATTGTTAAACGTTATTTAATAATTTCTAACCAAAAAAATTATAAAAAAAGAGTAGATAAATTACCTTTAGAATCATTATATGATGATGAAAATCATTCATATAATATAGATGAGGATAATAGTGAAAATTTTACATCTAGATTTATAGATTTATATGTAGAATATGTTACGATTAATATTTATAATTTATTTCCAAAAGAAGAAGATGCTAAAGTAGCTGATGCTATATTAGAATTATTTCGTAAAAGAGAAGATATAGATATTTTTAATAAAAAAGCTTTGTACATTTACATTCGTGAAATGGTAGATGTAAAAACTCCTAAAATAACAAAAATAGCTAATCAATTATATGATATATTTAAAACTAATTATATTTTTTATATAGAATATGGTTATGTTGAGTTTTCTTAATTTATATATTTATAAATAAAATATATGGGTAAGTTAGATTCAGTAATCTTTGGAAAAAAGAAATTTTCTGATTTATTAGAGGAAATTTACAAAAATCAAAAAAGAAGAGAAGATCAAGTATCATCTTTAATTTCTGAATTAAAACCTTTAGTTCAAGAAATTGGTGATGCTACTCTTATTGTCCCTTTAATTAAAGAGTATTTAGAAATTGGAGTTAAGAATGACGAGCAATTAATTAAAATGGCTACTATTGTTCAAAGAGCAATCCAAAATCAGGGGGATGATGGTAGTCTTGGAATTTCTGAAGAAGAAAAAGCTCAATTACTTCAAGAAATAGATAAGCTTAATAATAATAAAAAGTAATGGCTTCTAGGTTTGGTTTTTCAGGTTTAAATTCTAATTTAAATCGTAATAAGGATAATAATTTTAATACTTTACAAGCTTTATCAATTAATCAAATTAAAGCTGTTAGAGTAAAGAATATTGTCTTAGATGAAACTAACCCAAAATGGAAAACTTATGGTGAGTGGAATGGTTTAGGTACTATAGAATTTATAGATATTAAAACTCCTAAATCTATTAATAGTAATACTTTTGATGGTGTTGCTCAACCTTTATTCCCTTACCTAAAAAATTACCCTTTAATTAATGAAATAGTTTATGTGGTTTTACTACCATCATCAGACTTAGGAGAAAAGGTAACAGCAACCCAGCTATATTATATGACTCCTATTAGTTTATGGAATTCACCTCATCATAACGCCTCCCCTTTTATAGTAGATGCTTTACCTGAAAACCAACAAAGAGATTATGAGCAAACCGGAGGAGGATCAGTTAGAAGGTCTACAGATCAATCTACAGAAATTACTTTAGGAGAATATTTCCAAGAAAA